AAGAAGAAGAAAAGGAGGAAGAATAATGTCAACACTTTATGAATTAACTAATGACTGGATGCAGCTTCTGCACATGCTGGAAGACGGAGCTGACGAGGATGTGATCAATGATACCCTGGAAGGTTTAGATTATGAGATCGAGCAGAAGGCAGACGGTTATGCCAAAGTGATCCGGGCACTGGAAGCGGATGCAGCTGCTTACAAGACAGAGATCGACCGGATGACAGACCGGAAGCGGACAATCGAGAACAACATCGACCGGATGAAAAAGAATCTGCAGGCAACCATGGAGCTGACCGGCAAGACAAAATTCAAAACGGATCTGTTCAGCTTCAACGTGCAGAACAACGCACCTTCTGTAGTTATCGATGCAGAGGACGTCAATGATATCCCGATTGAGTACCTGATCGTCGAGGCTAAGGTCGATAAGAAAAAGATTGCTACTGACATCAAGGCCGGGGTAGATCTGCACTTTGCTCATCTGGAACAGAGCAGAAGTTTAAGAATTAGATAAGAAATACCGGGATGCTGAAGGTGGCAAGAGCAATCCCGGCACTCAAAAGTATTTATATGCACTGTGATTTTATCACAGAGAAAGCGAGGTAACAATGGGTTTAGGAGTATTAGTTGTTGGTGATTCCGGAACTGGAAAAACCTTCTCGATCAAAAATTTTGATCCTAATGAAGTCGGAATCTTCGAGGTCGAGAAAACACAGCTTCCCTTCCAGAAGAAGTTCAAGGTAGCAAAAAGGGCTACATACGACATGATCATGAGGGCTCTGCAAGAACCAAAGCTGAAAGCTTATGTGATCGATGATTCTCAATATCTGATGGCTAACGAGAATTTCGACAGAGCCAAAGAAATCGGATACCAGAAGTTTACAGAGATGGCTCTGCATTTCAGGAACCTGATTCACTGGGTTAATTACGGCCTTCCAGATGATGTGATTGTGTATTTTCTGCATCATACCGAAAGAGATGCCAACACCGGGATCAGCAAGGCAAAGACAATCGGAAAGATGCTGGATAACCAGCTGACTGTTGAAGGCTGCTTCAACATCGTTCTGCAGACTGAAGTGGAGAATGGGCAGTATTACTTCATCACCCAGTCAGACGGATTCACCACGGCGAAGTCTCCGGAAGGCATGTTCGAGCTCAAGATTCCGAATGACTTGAAGGCCGTGGATACCAGGATCAGAGAATACTGGGATCTGGGAGAAGGGAGTGAGACTGAATGACTCCATTATTGCTGGAAGATAATAATTTATTGCTTGAGCAATTGGATTCAAGTAGTCCTAGTGATTATGTGGTTTTGCCAGATGAAACATCAATTCAAATTAGACAATATTGGTGCGACATAAATGATGGAACCGAGATGAGCGTTCCGGCAGATTTAATAAGAAGCAATACAATACCTATACCAGATATTATGTTTCAGACTGATTTGGATTATCAATTTCTATCAACGGATACTTTGTCTTTCCCAAAAATTGATTCTTATCGTGTTTGTATGTTTGGTCCTAAAATGATCTTTGGTCTTACTAATGATGCTGGCTGCGTAGGTGCTATCACATTTACCGCAATATATCAACTTGGATATGTAGATATTATCGTTCCAATCTTAGTAAATTATGAACACGATCTTCTTGGGGTTAGCACGTTATGTGTTACCAAACCTAAATGGAGTAAAAATTTTCCAGAAGAGCTTTATGACGCATTTTTATCAATTGCATTTTACATGCTGGCTGATTGGTACAGTGTTCAAATTTTATTGTTACATCCAAAAATCAAAAATGTTTTCAAGAAAGGCAAAAATGTAAAAATCAAAGATCCAGCAATTAAAAAACAAACAAACGGAAAAAGAATTACGAGATATATTAAGCAGCACACAATTACTGAGGAAGCAATAAATAACGAATTATCAACATGTCGTGATGGCATTAACAGAAAAACTATGGCCTGGTGGGTTATCGGGCATTACAGGACCTATCGCAATGGCACTAAAACCTTTATTCAAGGTTATTGGAAGGGCCCTTTGAGGAACACTAAACGGAATCATGATGAGGGCAGAGAAAGAATTATTGATCCGTATGGTTATGGAGGTGATGCTGTAGATGCCTGATAGAAAATATGAAATGTATATGCAGTCTCCCAGATGGCAAATGGTCCGACAAACTAGATTTGCATTAGACAATTATAAATGCGTTTGTTGTGGAAGGCCTATGGATCTGGAATGCCATCATCTCAGTTATCGAAACTTAGGGCATGAAGATATTCTCAATGATCTTGTTACACTCTGCAAGCTTTGCCACGAGGATATAGAGCAACGGAAAAAAGATAATGATTGGGGAATCAAAAATCAATTAGTCTATATCTTCATTAGAAATTATAAAGGCAAAGATGTTTTGTATGGTGGAAAGGAGAATCTGAACGTATATGCCACTATTGAAAAATATTGGGAAGAAATGGTGAACAATCTTCATCGAACCGAAATCATTAGTTACAAAACAGAAATTCAGAATTTCTTTGCCAGAAAAAAAGAAGCATTCATTAAAGATTGCAAAAACAAAAATATCCCAGCAGATTACTTGAGATCTAAGGGAATATCAGAAGGGCAAATTCACAAGTATTATTATTCCAAGGAGGGGAAATAAATGCAGAAACCGAATGGATATGATGAAACACAGGTAACAGGATCTTACGAAGCTCCAACAGTTGGCGGACATTATCTGATCATTAAAAAAGTTGAAGAACGCCAGAGTAAAACCGGAAAACCGATGATTGCTATCATGTTTGACTTTGCTGCCAATGATAAACAGCCCGGCCTGTTTATGAGGACATTTGACGAAGACATCAGGCCAGACAAAAAGTGGCCTTATGCCGGTTTTCAGTATGTCATGGTTAATGACTATTCCGATCCAAGCAAGACCAGCAGAAGTTTTAAGTCATTTGTGACTTCTGTTGAGAAGTCCAACAAAGGTTTTGTTACTTCCTGGGGCGATAACTGGGGAACCCAGTTCAAAAATAAAATTGTCGGTGGTGTGTTTGGTCTGGTAGAGAACGAATATAACGGAAACAGGTCTATGCGGCCTCAGCTGCGGTGGTTTTGCTCTGCAGATGCAGTGCCTACCGCCAATATACCTGAGCCAAAACGTCTCAAGGGATCTGTTTCTATTCCTGACCAGAGTGTAGCTGCTGCTGAATTCATGCAGCTTGATGATGTTGATGAGGTTCCGTTCTAATGAATATTCAAGTTGACACAAGAGAACATAAACAGGAATGGCTTCGAATAAAAGAGCAATTCGATAATCTTGGAGTCAACTACTTCCGGAGCAAATTATTTGTAGGAGATTACCAGTCCTTGGACAATCCGAGGCTGGTAATTGACCGGAAGAAGGATCTTGGAGAACTGTGTGGAAATGTGTGCCAGCAACACGAACGCTTCAGATCGGAGCTGATCCGAGCTAAGGAAAACGGAATACAGCTGATCATTCTTGTGGAGCATGGCGGGCAGATACAAACATTAGGAGATGTGTATTTCTGGGATAACCCCAGAAAAGCAGTATCTCCGAAAGCAATCAACGGAGAAGCACTGTATAAGTCGCTTGTAACAATCCGTGATAAGTATGGTGTGCGGTTTGAATTCTGCGATGACTTCCACACAGGACGCAAGATTGTCGAATTGTTAGGAGGCGATCCGGATGGACAAAAATAAGGGCTGGATAAAACTGTACCGCTCCATTGAGGATCATTGGCTGTGGCAAACAGAGAAGTTTAACTATCAGAGTGCCTGGATTGATTTGTTGATCATGGTGAATCACGAACCAAGAAAAATCCATATTTCAAATGAAATCATTGAGATAAAGCCTGGTCAAAGATGGACTTCTATCCGGCAGTTAGCACAACGGTGGCGGTGGTCTGAGAAGAAGGTTCTTAGCTTCCTAAATTTGCTGCAATCAGACGGCATGATCTACAAGGATAGCACATCAAAGGGAACACTTCTAACCATTGTAAATTATTGGGATTTTCAAGGTCATGGAAACACTAACGACAACACTAAATACAACACCAAGGAAACACAAGATACAACGCAGGTGACAACGCAGATTACCGACAAACAAGAATGTAAGAATGATAAAAGAATGAATAAGAATGAAAAAGAATCTAAAGGGGGTTTCTGGCAATGAGGCAATCTGCATATTTGAACGAAAACTTCATCAGAAAAACTATTGCTGTATTGAAACCAAATAACAAACTGTTTGAAGTTCGGATTCTTGGTGGTGGCAAAAAGACAATTATCAGCGGATATTTCAAAGATGCTGATACACTCGTCCAGGCTCTAGATCGGATCGATGCCAGAGATAAAAACATCTATATTACTTTGAACTGTATTAAGGATGAATTATACAGCCGGATGCAACATGACAAATTTCTGCAAGTGAGTCAGACAACATCAGATACAGAGATCATTGGTTATGAATGGTTGTTTATCGATCTCGATCCGGTGCGACCAGCCGGAATTTCATCCAGTGAAGCAGAGCTTACAGCCGCAAAGGAAACGGCTAGCAAAATCTATTTGTATTTAAAAACACTGGGATTCAGTGAACCAGTGAAGGCTTTGAGCGGCAATGGCTGCCATTTGCTTTATAAGATTGCTCTACGGAATACTCCAGAGAATGAAGAACTTGTAGAGCAATGTTTAAAGGCTTTGGCTGAGTTATTCGATACGGATCAGGTCAAAGTGGATACAACAAATTACAATCCGTCAAGGATCTGCAAGCTGCATGGAACACTAGCCCAGAAGGGAGCCAATACAGAAGACAGGCCGCACAGGATGTCCAGGATATTCTCAGCTCCGAATGTTATCGAGCAAACTGATATAGCATTCCTGAAAAAGCTTGCTGAGAGTGCACCGGTTCAGCAAAATCCACCATCTACCTACAAAGGGGAATCATTCGATCTGTTGAAATTCATGGCTGATAACGGGATAACTTACGGCAAGACATCAACAGCAAAAGACAGCACAGTATATCTTCTGGATGAATGCCCGTTTGATAGCAGCCATAGAGATGGCGATGCAAAAATCTTCCAGTATTCTAACGGAGCAATCGCTTTTAAGTGCCATCATAATTCATGTTCAGAATATCGCTGGCAAGATGTCCGGCAGAAGTTCGATCCTGGCTGTTATGACAAACCAGTATATACGGATTTTGATGCTCGAATTGATGCTGGCTGGCAGCAGCACAACAGAAACAAATCATCAGCTGAATTGCTTTACACGAAGCCGGTGATTACTAATGAAGCTGAAATGTTCCGAAATGCTCAGCAGATTGCAGAAGACGCAGAGCCGGAAAAGGAATATGTCGCATCTGGCATTACCGAGATTGACCAGAAGCTTCATGGCTTTGCAAAAACTGAGGTCTCTGTAATCAGTGGACTGAGATCGAGCGGAAAGTCAACACTATTAGGCCAGCTGATCCTGAACGCGGTTGAAGCTGAGCATACAGTGATCTGTTATTCCGGAGAGTTGAACAATAAAAAATATCTTAATTGGTTAACGCTGCAGGCAGCAGGCCATAACAATATCCAGCGTTCTGCGATTTATGAAAACAGCTATTTTGTACCAGAAGAAAAGAAGAAAATGATTTATCAATGGATGGGAGACAGATTCTGGTTATACAACAACAAATGCGGAAATAAGTTTACAGAGATCGCATCAACGCTCCGGAATGTGATCACTCAGCATCATGCGGACATCTGTGTCATTGATAATCTAATGATTCTGGAATTGTCCGGGCTTCCAGGAGACAACAAATACGATCAGCAGAAAAACTTTGTGCTGGAGCTGAAGCAGATCGCAGAGGACACAAACTGCCATGTGTTGTTTGTTGCGCATCCCAGAAAATCATCCGGGTTCCTCCGATTGGAAGATGTAAGCGGTTCCGGAGATATCGTGAACATAGTTGATAACGCTTTTATTGTTCATCGAATCAACCATGATTTTTCTAAGCGTTTTACTGAAGAGTTTGGAGCTGCTAAGGCAGCAGTGATCGATCCGAATGCCAGCAATGTAATTGAAATTGCCAAGGACAGAGAAAACGGAACACAAGATTATTTCATTAATCTGTTCTATGACGAGCATAGTAAACGCCTACAGAATGCCAAAGATGAGAATGTTCTATATTCATGGGATTCTACTTTGAAGGACGGTTTTCAGAATCTAGGTATTTTTGAAACAAATCCATTTCAGGAGGAAGCAGATTAATGGACAAATTACATCGCGAACATGACTTTGTACAGAATATGTGGAAATTCATGAAGGCCTGCGAGCAGCAACCAGACAAAAATGAAGAATTCTGGACATGGGCGCATGAATCTGCAGAGAAGCTCTCCAGAGATTATGACAATCTCAGTTTTACAAATGACTGGATCGTTAGTTTTCTGAAGTTTTTAGATCAGGAGGCCGCCTCATGAACTACGCAAAACAACTCAAACACGCCGAGCAGGCCCTATCTAAAGAAATGAACAAACAAATCGAAATCGTCTATCCTGCCTGCGCTGTGGTCTGGTGGCGGGATTACGGATGGCGAGCCCTGCGGATCAACCGGCGTTTTGAGACATCCAGCAAGATCTGGCACGAGTGTGCTGACTACGGTGCTGAAAAGTCGATGCTTCAGATGCTGGAGGAAGAGACCGGTATCGACCTGCAGCTTACCGGATACAGAGACTGGCATGATCTGCAATACGTGGACGGACGAGCCTGGGACGGACAGCTGGTGACGCTGCCTGCAGCGATCTATATGAGACAGATGCAAAAAACATGGATTGCACCACTATTGCTTGCATGTATCTGCCTCACATTGTACCGGGATGAGCACTGGGGAGCCGAGCGGATCAGTCGGTTTATCGGTCTGGTGGATCAGCTGAGGCAGGAGATTGGGGAGAGACCGGATGATTTTGAGGAACTTATGACAGAGGTTACTGGTATGGAGGTGAAATGGGAGGTATGAATTACGAAGCGAAACATGATGAAGGCAAATTGCAGTTATCTTTGGTTCCGGTGCAGATCATCCGTGATATTGCAGAGGTACGCATGTTTGGAAATGCTAAGTATAAAGATCCGGATAACTGGCGCACGGTAGAAAAGCAAAGATATGTTGACGCACTTCTCCGTCACCTGCTGGCTTACATCGAAGATCCAGACGGAGTAGACGAGGAATCCGGCATTGAGCATTACAAACACGCAGCTTGTAACATGGCATTCATCTGTGAGTTGGAGAGGGGAAAGCTATGAAGACTTGTAGCACATGTCGTTGGTGGGGAGATCGTCCGTGCATTCTCTGTCGGAACCGGAAGAGCAAAGAGTTTCTGGAAGAGAAAAGACCGGATGATTGTTGTGAATGTTGGGAGGGTAGTAATGGCAACAGTAATAATCGTGGCGATCGTGATAATGATAATTATTGCGGTCGGGGAAGGGATTGGAGGTAAGAAGGGATGACATACGATGACGCATATGAACGGCTGAATAGGCTTGTCGAAAACGGAGAAATGACGGAGGAAGAAGCCAGAGAGGAATTATGGTGGGCAATGCATGAGGAGGACGAACGATGAGCGTATATAAGGTCACTGCCAAGCAGGTCTACTATGTCGAAGCAGACACACCAGAAGAAGCACAGATGCATTTTATCGAGGAGGATGATGAGCATGTAGGCATCGGGTTTACAGATGTGATAAGCGTTGAATTAGTGAAGGAGGACGAGTGATGAGTGATCTGATCAGCAAGAAAAAGGTTAGATATAAGCTGACTGCATTGGTGAATGAATTTGAAGAAATATTGTCTAACATCAGGGAGAGCAATGTTGACGATTCGGTTTGTGGATTGTGTGAATACGACGGTGCATACATTGGACAGTCGGGGGATTGGTGCAATGAATGTCCGGGTTTTGAAAAAGACGATTGCTTTAAGCTGAAAGACGAATACAGAAAAAAGTGGGAGGCGATTGAATGAGTGAGTTAAAAAGATGTCCGTTTTGCGGTGGTGAAGCAATTATGCAACAGCACCGAGTACAAGGAGATGATAGATTTGTTGAAACGTGGATTTTTTGCAATGACTGCTTGGGACAGACAAGACCGTATTTTTCTGCAAAAAGAGCAATAGAAGCATGGAACAGGAGGACGAGTGATGAATGACTTAATTTACAGGCAAAAAGCTATAGCGACAGCGGACAGCATGCTCCAGAAATGTGATGGAGACATCAATGACTATCATGACTTGATGGTAGAGGCGTTGGAAGTTTTGCCACCCGAAACATCGAGGATTGTCATCGGCAGGTCAAAAGGCGGGGTGACAATGTGGCATGAGTGTGAGTGTTGTCATCAACCGGTAGACCTGCAAGACGCTTATTGTTGTGGATGTGGAAGGAGGTTTGTACATGAGTGATTTAATAAGCAGACAGGCAATACTGGAACATATCGAAAAGACACGACAGAAAGTGCAGATGATGGATGATACACATAGAGCAAGCATCACAATGACTGGTATGCATCTGTGCGAGGAAGCGGTGAGGAATCAGCCACCCGCAGAGCCAGAAGCATTGACCGACAAAGAACAGCGAATTTTCCTTGCGGCAATGGAAAGAGAAGAAAAGGTGTGTAAGCAGGTTGATGAGGAATGGCGTGATTGCAGAGAACCTTATGAAGATAGTCTTGTTCATATCTGTCATGAAATCGAAAGAAAGGTAAAAGGTGCGTTATGGACATGATCAGCAGACAGGCGGAGAGTAATCAGCTGGAGAAATGTTATACGTGTAAGCATGTGTATCGAAGAATATCAGATGATGACACGTTGTATTGTAGATGCAGAAAAGGATGTAGGTATGAAGAATTTAAGTCCAAAAGAAGCAATAACGATTCTGGAAGACATGAGGATTGATATTCCAGTGCCAAAAGCGGCGGCAACGCAGATAAAGAAAAATTTGGCTTTAGATATGGCAATAAACGCATTGAACTGTTCGGAAATTCCGAACAACTCAGACACCATCCGCAGACAGGATGC